TGCTTATCGGCGTTCCGAACTCGCGCTCGAAGTCCTCGCAGACCTCCGCGATTGGGCGCCCGCCCGCGTGCGCAAGCATCCACTCGCGCTGTGTCGGCAGGTTGCTCCACCTGTACGGCACCGTCTCGGGGTTTCGCCTGCCCTTCAAGTCACTCGCCGCCCGTGAGCATGCGCGGCAGGTGCGTGCTGGCGTCCATCGCAGAATCGCGGAATTTCATCGCGTCAACCACGGTGTTCGCGTTGCTGATGATGGTCCCCGCGATGCCGCACATGGCCTTGCTCCGCCTTATCTCGTCCTCCAGCTCCTCCGCGCTCGCATCGTTTATCCTCTCCAGTTGCTCGAAAAGCGTATCGCTCAGGTCGAGCAGGGTGTTCTTGACCGCCATTTACAATCTCTCCCATCTCGTGCAAGTGTCTATCTGCATGTCCACGCGGGCGTCCTCTATGTAGTCCACGACACCCAGCCACGAGTCGAAGTCCTGCGGCTCGCTCTTTAGCTTCACGTCGCACAGGCCCATGTCGCAGCACTCCTCCAGGCAGTGGCGGCACCACATGCAAACGCGGTCGCGGTCGGGCTCGCCGTGCGCCGCGTCCACCTGCTCGCCCGTGCAGTTGTCGGGCAAATTGAAATCGCCCATCTTCCTCCTCTCCGCGCGGCACCCGTCGCACAGCCGACTCCACGGCGCTCCGTGGTAGAGCTGCCCGCAGGCCGCGCATCTTCTCGCCCTATGCGGCATCGGCCCACCCGCTCACTTCTTCGACGCGAGCGCCGCGCCCTCGGCGAAGCCCTCCGCGTAGATCGCGTCGCGCTCGCCCTGCGTCAGCCTGCGGCCCGCCTCGACCCCGCTGGCGTACCCGGCCTTGCGGCCGCGCTCGAACGCCTTGTGGCACTCCACCTTCAATTGGCGGCGGTTGTCCTCGATTCGCTCGCGCTCGGCCAGGTCGATGGCGCGCCTGTGCGCGTTCAGGTCGTTCATCAGCTCTTCCAGGCTCTCGGCGATTATCTGCGGCGCGCCCATCAGAGGCCCCCGAGCACTCGGAAGCAGACGAGCAGGACGAGCAGCGCCCCGCCGATGAAGAGGATCGCGGTGACCGCCGCCGCGATGAGGAAGACGATCCGGTCTTTGAGGTCGCTCACAGTTCCGCCCCCTTAAATCGGTCCGCGAGCGCGTCCAACTCGGCGTGAATCTCGTTGAGGCGCGCGAGGACGCCTCGCGCATCGCCGCACTCCACCGCGTCGGCCTCCGAGAAGCCGATGACGCGGCGAATGGCCGCCGTCAGGTCGTTCGGGTAGCAGTCGAGCGGTTTGAGCGCCCTTCCGTCCGTCGATTCGCGGTACTTGCTCCTCGAGTTGTCGAAACCCTCCGGCATGACCCTGTAGAGCTGATAGCACCATTGGTTCGAGCGCATGATCTCGTAATCTCCGAAGCGCATGCCAGCTGCTCCTTTCTGATTCGGTTGTATTTGCTGTTTTAAGGGGTCGAGACGGCGATACAGGCCTTTTGGGCGCACCGCCCTAGCAAGTAGGCCCGCACGGCCCTCCGACCCTCCACGATTCTCAGCCGAGCTTCACGCCCGTCCGCTTGTCCTGCATCGTGACGGTCACGTACACGCCGTCGTGCTTGGCGAGCGCGTAGAAGATGCGCCGCAGCCCGAGCATGCGGTCCATCGCCGCCTCCTCGTCCTGGGTGCGCGCGACCGCGCGGTAGGCGGTGGGGTCGGGTGAGCCGCTCGAGTTGCGGTAGCCCGTGGGGTCCTCGTACATGGGGCCTCCTTTTGATTCGGTTGTTAATTTATTGGTTGGCTAAACCTGCTTCTCCGCCTTGAGCTTCCCCCAGACGGTTGTCGGGGTGCCCTTGCAGCCGCAGCTTGTCGTGTTTCCGGCGCGGAGATTCCCGCCCTGCACGATGACGCGCCCTCCGCAGTCGCATTCGCACAGCCAATACGCGCCCGATCGGTGCCCCTTCGGGTGTGCGCGCTTGATGACGGTCAGCTTTCCGTATCGGTTACCGGTTTCATCAATCGCCTTCGGCATATGAACGCCCCTTCGGTTCTATTGTGGTCTTGTCGGGCGTAACGCACGTAACGCTTCTCGCGCGCGCGATATATATCCTCTATATCTCTTAGAGAATAGGTATTGGAGCCAAAATCAAACGTTACAGCGTTACAACATGCTTTTACCTGCTGTTTTGCTGTAACGTTTGGCTTTTCGTGTAACGTTACAAAGCGCCTTCATCCGTTACAATCACGAAGCTTCGCGACACTTTTCCGCTCTGTTCGGACCTTTTCGCCTTGATTCCGAGAGTTTGTAACGTTTCGAACGTTTCAAACGTTACAGATTCCTTGACCCTCGTGGTCCATGTCCTACGTGCGAACGGGTTGCGCTCGCCGCTGTCGTAGCACCACTGCCTGTACTCGTCGTACACGTCCGCGACGATGCGCCCGACAAGGTCCTCGCCGGTGATCCCGCAGTCGAAAAGCCAGCGGACCACGCTGTCGTTGTCCTGCCTGACCTCCTCTATCTCCTCCACCATGTCCTTGATGGGCGTGAGGCCGCCGCGCTCTATCAGCTCGCCAAGCGCGAGCAGCCCGAGCGCCGCGCCGCGCTTGAGCACCTCGGGTTTCGCAAGCTTCGCCGCCATGTTCGGGTCGTAGCCCGGAAGCCCCGGCGCGAACCTGTTGCGGAACGGGATGAAGGCCAGTCGGCGAAAGATGCCGTCCGTCGTATCCGACAGGCGCGGCACCGCGTTCATGGAGAAGACCATCGAGGCCGTGGGCCTGAACTCGTAGCCGTCGCCGTTCTTCACGTCGGTGTAGATAGCGTCGCCCGTCACGAGCTTCTTGAACATCGACAGCTCGTCGCCCTTGAGGAACCCGTCAGGGATGTCGTCGCCGAGGTTCGCGAGCTTGCCGACCACGCGCCCCGCCTGGAAGCGCTGGCCCAGCGTCGCGATGTCGAGCGATGACACGTTCTCCGTCCCGAGGATTTGGCGCAGCCAGTTGAGGTACGTCGACTTGCCGTTGCTCGCCTTGCCGCTCGCGCCGCCCGCCCTGCCTATGAGCATCGGCGATTGGCTGAGCACGCGTTTCGAGCACATGCAGGCCCCCATGACCTCCTTGAGCGCCGCCACCACGTCGGCGTCACCGCCCGCGATGCTGTCGAGGAAGGCGTCGGCCTCGTTCGGTCCGATGGTGAAGTCGAGCTCCACCGGCAACTTGTTCGTGATGTACATGCTCGGCTTAGGCTCGACCTCGCGCCAGTCCATCACGTCGAACGTGCAATTCGCGAACTGCACGTAGTGCCGCCCGTCGAAGCTGTTGTCCGCCGAGACGTGCGGGGCCTTGTCCATGATGTAGCTCATGACCTCGGACTTATCCGCCTTCTTGGCGTTGTCCGCGATCTCGAGGCAGCACTTGCCGATCGCGTGCGAGCCGAACTCCCAGTGCTCGCCAGTCCAAACGGCGGGCGCGCCGTCGATGATGCGCGCGAGGTTGCGGTCCATGACCATGCGGGCGAGGACGTTGGAGTTCAGTCCGCCGCGCGAGCCGTGGAGCGGCCCGTGCCTCGATTCGAGTTCCGCGATGTCGGCAGCGGTGATGCCGCCGTTCCTCGCATCGCGCTCGGCGTTGCCCGGCTCCTTGCTGTTGATGGAGCCTATGAGCTTCTCCACCTCGTCTGCGGGGAGCGGGGGGCGGCAAATCGTCGCGTTGAGCGAGCGAATGAGCGTCGCAACCTCGTCGTGTCCCGTGCCGCGCGAGAGGAACGAGCGGCCGAGCGAGAAAAGCGTCTCGTTGCGATTCTCGGTTATCTCGGACGGTATGCCCGTCTTCTCTGAGTTCCAGCCGTCAGAGCGCTTCTTGGTCTTGGACACAGCGCGGATGAAGTCGTACACCTTGTCATCGGCGTCGGCCACGTCCATGTCATCGGGACTAATCGACCACTCGTAACAATCGCCGCAAGGGTGGAGCGACGGCGGAAGCACGACGTACCCGCCGTTTCCGCGCACGTCCACGCCGATCTCCCCGTTCGCGGAGTTGCGTATGTCCTGACCCGCGCGGTAGAACAGCTGCTTTCCGCCGCTGCCAGTTATCTGCGTCCACGTCTCTGGGAGCTTGCCGTGCTCCACCTCCCAATCGCGGAGGAAGTGGAGTCCGTTCGCCTCGTCGCTGTGGCAGTCGAGGTCGATCGCGATGATCCCGCCCGACACCTGGCCGCAAGCCATGCCGATGTTGTAGGACGGGTTGCCGCGCTTGCCCGCGTGCTCGCCCTGTCCCCACCACACGTCGATTTGGCCGGGGTTGTCCGTCCAGTCGTTGAGGCCGCTCTTGGTGACCGGTTCCTTCTTGCCGACGCCGAGGGGGATGATTGCCAACCCCCTTTCCACGTAATCGTGCGCCGCCTCGGCCAGCGGCGATGAATAATCAGTCATATGGGATTCCCATCATGTCGCAGATGATCTGCGCGGATTTGGATTTGGAGCAGAACACGAACTTGGCCCCGTGGTTCTCCTCGAGCTTGTCGAGAATCTTTGCGAGCCTCGCGCCGTGCATCGGCGTGTACTTGCGCGTCGCGCACCTGTCGCCGCCGTTCGGGTCGCACTTGCGGCATTTGCGGCAGACGTAACCAGACCAATGACGCAGGTTCTCACGGTCGTTGTACTCGGGGTGCTGCTCGATGAGAACGACGAGGCGGCAGCCAGAAGCCGCCGCCCTGTCTATCTCGCGCACGAAGCGCGCGTGGTCCTTGCCGCAGTCCATGGACAGCTCGTCAACGTCCTTCTTGGTGTCGATGAGGATGTTGCTCGGCGCGTAGGCGTAATCGCCCGCGTCGAGCTTAACAGCGACGGTCTCCACGCCGTGCTCCGCGAACCATCGGTTCTTCGCGTTGTGCTTGCCGAGCTGCTGCCGCGTGTCGATTCTCAGCGGCGCCGCCATTACATGAACGGCACGTCGCCGGTGTACACGTCGGCCACGGGCGCGGCGGCGGTCGGCTTGCGCCAGCCGTTGTCCTCATAGGCGTCGATGGTGCGGCCTGACTCGCCCGCCCGCTCCATGGCCTTGCGCTTCTCATCGTCCTTGAGCATGCGCGGCTTGGGAGTCTCCACCCCCTCCACCTCGGCCGTGGAGATGAGGCGGTCGGGGCGCGGGTTGCCGAGCTTGAACTCGCCCGACTTCTTGTCGTAGTACTCCTCCTCGCGGAAGGTGCAGCCCACGACCTTGCCGACGAGCATCTGGTCCTGGCCGCCCATGATCGCGGCCTCGGCGTCGAACCCCGTGTTGGACTCGGTGAACATGCGTAGGTTGCGCTTGAGGTAACCGAGGTTGGCGTCCTTGTAGCTCAGAATGATGTGGTGGCTCCACGGCTTGTCGGCGTAGAACTTGTCGGAGAAATAACCCTCGAACTCGCCGACGCAGATGTCGAGCAGCACGTCCAGGTACTCGCGGTCCGCGTTGTCGATGACCTCGGTCACCTTGCAGGCGTACGCGCCGGGCTTGAGCTGGGGGAAGTCTCCGCCGCCCACGCTCTTCTCCTCGATGTTGTTCAGGTTAATGGGCTTCATTGTTCTACTCCTTCGTATCGGTGTTCTTGAGGGGCTTGAGGCCCCAGTATTCGCGTATGAGCGCATCTGCCTTTTTGAGGTCGTTGGGGATTTCCTGAGGAAACATCCCCGGTGGAGATTTGAACGGCTGCCCGTTCGTGATGAATCTGTATTTGCCGCCCTGGCTTGATGCCATCAGAACGATTGTGAACATGCCGACGAGCTTTACTTTTTCATTGAGCATCTTTCCGACGGTGGCAGGTTCGATTACTCCCGAAGCGTCGCGCTCGATGTGCATGGTCAGGTAGACGATTCGGTCATCCTGCCCGTCCTCGTTAAGGGCGTTGACGAGGTTGTAGACCTCGGCACCGATGATCTTGTAGACCTCGTACTGGTCACGGATTTTCTCGTCACCGTATGTGTACCTCACGTAGATTTCCGTTATGAGATAACCGAAGTCATCTACGACCATCGCCTTGTACTTGCTAGTTCCGAGAAGCCACTTTCTCACCTCATCGATGTCGCGCGACTTCGCAACCTTAAGTTTGTTTTTAAAAGGTAGCGGCTTCGCCACGGTCTGAATCACGCCGATCTCGTCTTCCGCGAACTCGCGCATGCTTGAAGACTTGCCGCTACCCGGCTCGCCGAGAATCAATACCGGGATACTCATTGAACCTCTCCTTTCTGTATCTAAAGATGAACCCGTTGCAGGTTGTGCCTTCGTTTTTGAGAACACGGCAGATTTGCGATTTATCCAGCCCGAGCAGCTCGGCGGCGGTTGCGCCCCCGGCAAACGTTGCGAGGTAATCGCCCTCCACGCTGAACATGTCTATAGGCTTCTGCCTCTTCCATTTGCTGTGCTCGTTGTTGACGTGAGCAGATACCCATTCGAGGTTCCCGACGGTGTTGTCTGTCTTGATTTCATTGATATGGTTGACCTCTGGCAAGTTGCACGGATTGTCGATGAACGACATGGCGACCAGCCTATGGACTGACACAGTCTTCGGCCCGCTAGGTAGATGCAGGATTATGCACTCGTATCCAGTTGACGAGTTGAGTTTCGTCTTGAGGACGCGAGTATGGCCCTTCTTCCTGCTTCTAATCCTTCCGATCGTGCTCGCCTGATACATGCCGTCAGTACCCGGGACGTCAGCCCATTCCTCATTCATCGCAACCCTTATCGATATTCCAGTCCATGACGGGAACCGTGCCGCCGAGTCGCTTTATCTCGAGCTTCAGGCGATTGATGGTCTCGCCGTCCATGTCGCGGCGCGCCTTGCACTCCACGAGGTCGCGGTACTCTGCGAGCGTGACGGTCACGGTGAGCGTGCCGTCCGGCGCGTAGTTGTAGGAGCCGGTTATCTTCTCCACCTACTCCACCTCCCCGCCGAGCAGACCCGCGACCGCAGACGGAAGCTCCCCAGCCATAGCGCGGGCCACCTTCATGCCGTCGACCTTGAGCATCGTGCCCTTGTAGTGCTTCGGCTCGTTTACCTCCACCATGGCGCAGCCGTCCGGCAGGAAGCCGTAGTCCATGGCGGCGTTGACGATGGCCTCTTGCAGCTTGATGCCGCAGATGACGGTCATGAGCACGTCGCCGCCCTCGTCGGTCTCGCGCAGCCACTTGACGAGTTTCTTGGTGTCGGTCACGCGCATCTCCACGCCCTGTTTCGGCTTGGTGAAGGTCAGCGACAGCGTTCCGACCTCCTGCTCATGCAGCTTGAGCTTCACGCGGTCGGCGCCCGCGGTCTCGTACAGCGCGACCATGCTCTCGTCGATCTCGGTGCGGAGGTTCGAGCCGCCCTTGGGCCGCGTCGTTATCCGGTCGTTCGCCGCGTCGGCGATGGCCTTCCACAGCGCGAGCTCCTGCATTTCAGTGAGTTGCATCTAGCACCACCCCATGATCATCGAGATCTCGCACAGCAGGATCGGACCCGCCGTGATCGCGGCGAGGGCGACCTGCTCCCCGAGCGTCAGCGTCCGTCTCGGCGCGACGACTGCCACGCCCTGAACTCCCTCATCCACGATTCGTCCTCCGCGAGCCTGCGGAGTTCGTTCACAATTGCCGCCGACAGCGGCGCCGCGACCGACGCGGCCGGTTTCATGTCGTACAATCAAGACGACCTCCTTTTACAACCTTTCGGATGGTCATTTGCCCTTGTGAGCGTTGCCGCGCTCATGAGGGCTCTTCTTTGCCTATTTGCCGACGATTGGCTGCGAACCCTCGGGCACAACGACGAGATTGCCGTTCTTGCCGATGCTCTTGAGCGCGTCGATGTAGCGCTGCTCGAGCACCTCGGGCGTGAGCGACTGGGTCATGATGGCGTTGGCGTCGGCCTCGCCCTGGGCCTCGATCTTCTTCGTCTCGGCCTCGACCTTCGCGGTCTCCTGCGCGTTCAGTGCCTTCTGCTTGGCCACCTCGGCGCTCTGGGCGTCGGCGTAGGCGCTCGTGATGGACTTCGCGTAGCGGATGTCCTGAACCTGCACCTGCTCCACGATGACGCCCTTCCCCTTCCACTGCTCGGCGAGAGCTGCCTGCACCGCGTCGGTGAACTTGGCGCGGTCGGTGAGGAGGGTCAGCGTGTCGTACTTGCCAGCCACCTCGCGGGCCGTGGCGCGCAGGTCGTTGGAGACGTAGTTCGTGACGAACGCCTCCTGCGTGCCGTACTCCGCGTAAAGGTCCTCCACCTTGTCGGCGTCGAGGCTGTAGATAACCTGGATGTCGATGTTGGCCTTGGTGCCGGAGGCGTCGTTGATCGAGACCTCGGCCCCCTCGTAGGAGCCGCCGTCGTAGGCGTACTTGGAGTCCTTGAAGAAATTGATCTGACGGTTGCGGATGTCCCAGCCGATCGAGTCCTGCCAAGGTGCCTTGAGGTGGAGTCCCGCCTCGGACGTGTGCCCGGCGATGGAGCCGCCGAAGTTGCGGAGCACGACGGCCTCGCCGATGTCCTGCGCGTAGAAGCTGCCGAGGGCGATGACGATGCCGCCGATGACGACGGGCACGATTCCGACCTTCGGGCTTATCAGGGCTGGCTTATCGGGCTTGCGGTAGCACTTGCCATTCTCGTACCTGTCCAGCTCGCGCTCGTACGCCTCCTCCTCGCGCTTGTTGCGCTCGCGCAAAACGACGGCCGCGATGCCGCCCATGAGTCCGAGGCCCGCGCCGATGATGATTCGGATCATGTATCTCCTTTCAACGGTTGTCTTACATCTGCCGCCACTTCGGTTCGGCTGGCGGCCCACCCGCCCCACTCTCCCAATCGAGGATGTCATCGCGTGAAGCGCTCGGTCCTTGCAAGGGGTCGGGGCGTATTCTCTTCTCAAGGTTCCTTCCGCCCCACCGTCGAGGCCATCCCGAATCTCGTCTGGAGACATGTGGTAACGGCGGGATGGCCTTGGTGGAGGGGCGGGTTTGCGAGCGACCCCGCGCGGGCACGGCTGTTGTTCAACGAACATGCTCGACACAGCAGCTATTTATCCGAGTGGTTCTTACAGCCGTGCCCGTGCGGAGCGCTCTAATGCCGTCTTAACGGATGGCGGCGACCGTTTGGCTAGAAGAAAAGCCCGTCGATCAAAACCAGGAGCGATAGGAACGCCCATGCGCACAGGCATCCGAAGACGACTCGAAAAAAGAAGGCGAAGGGGTTGGAATCATTTCCCATTGCCGGGTTGTCCTTTCTAGCGGATGGCGGCGACCGTTCGCTCGTCGGTCAGCCCAAGCAGGTAGTCCGGCGAGCAGTTGAAAATCTTGCTCATTGCAATCAGGCTCAAGGAGCCCGGCTGCGTTTCACCGCTCTCCCATTTGCGGACGGAATTGACATGGACTCCGAGCTTTTCAGCTAGTACGTCTTGCGAGATTCCGATTCGCACGCGCTCGCTCTTGATGTTTTTCGTCATTCTTAACCTCCAATCACCCTAACAGTTTTCTGTGTTGCGTTATTAACTATAACACTTTTCTGTTTGTCTGCAACAGAATTTTGTTAGATAATCTAATTACAGTTTGTTAGGAGGAAACATGCAGACCAAAGTCAAAGAGATGCGCGAGCGTGCTGGCTTAACCCAGAAGCAGCTCGCCGATGCGCTGGGGATCACCCAGCAAAGCGTTTATTATTACGAGTCGGGCGATCGCGACATCAAGTCGAGCACTCTCATTGACATGAGCAGGATTCTCGGGTGCACGGTCACCGAGTTGCTCGGCCTTGGCACCGCCAACATCATCCAATTGCACGCATGCAAGTCATACCATGTGCCGGTTTTCGGTCGCATCGCAGCTGGCACCCCTCGCGAGGCCCTGTGCCAGTCCGACACCATGCACGACACGCCAGCGTCGATTTACGAGGGCAGAAGGAACGCCTTCTGGCTTACCGTCTCCGGCAACTCGATGAACCGCCTGTTCCCTGATGGCTCTCTCGTTCTAATCGATCCAGACGAGGAAGTCCGCAACGGCGATGTGGCCGTGGTCTTCGTCAACGGCGACGACGCCACGCTCAAGCGCATCTACCATGAGGGCGATTCAATCCGCCTGCATCCAGAGTCATACGACCCCGAGTACCGCGACCGCGTTATCGACGCGACCGACCCCGACGCGCCCGAGGTCCGCGTCATAGGTAAGGCCGTCAGCTACACGGCCCCGGACGGATGGAGGGCATAGTCAGTATGTTTGGATGGCTATTTGGAGGAAGCTCAAAATCCAAGAAGAAGACGGCAGATGTGGGGAACTCAGTAGGTACACACGCAGTTGATCAGCCCGAGATGCATCCCATCGTAAAACAAAACCTAGACCCCTATTTATTCGATGGCGAAGAGAGATCGACTGTCTACTGCTATGAGGGAACGCCGCTGAGCGGGACAAGGAAAGGCGATGAACTTTACCTAGACGTGCTTCCGTACGACGTCCAGATGACAAGCAAAGCCACTGATACTGAAATTGACACTAAAGAATGGGGTGTTCCGGTGGTCGCGTTCGATGGAAAGCCAATCGGCACCATCCAATCGACTTTCTACTACTTCAAGGAACTCGCCTTTCTCGGTCATCCCGTTAGGATTAAAGCCGAACGAGTCGGCACGTACGCGCCCGGAATCCCAGAAATAGAAATTTGCACTCCACCGAAAGGTGAGCTGAGAAAATGGTGGAATGCGAGAAGCCTGTTGGGCACAGATATCCCATTCGGCAATGTAGCGCAGGTTAACCTAAACGAGCGCTACGTAGTATCGGATATACCGCAACCCATCGTCACGTCGGGCGTGACGTTTGAATTGGTGCACGATCCTGAGCATCCAAAGAGAAAGCCATGGGCCGTCATTTATATCGATGGCTGCGAGTTCGCAAGAATTAACGCTAGATGCACCATTTATCCCGTACTGAACGATGTTATCAATCAAGAAATAGCACATGCGGCAATAAAGCAAGAGAAAAGCCATTACGACGATGGGTTTTTCTATCAAGTAACAGTAGTGTTGAAATAGAAGAAGTCCCTCCACCCTGCCGCCTCGCAAGCAAGACAGGGTGGAGGGGACCAAGGGGATGCGGGGCCGTAGCCGACCGCGCCCATTCCGACCGCGAAGGGCGGTAATGACATTATGCCACGTAAGCCTAAGAAAACCGAAACCCGAAAAGGCGTCATCTACGCCCGCTTCAGCTCGCACGCGCAGCGCGAGGAATCAATCATGGACCAGATTCGCGTGTGCTCCGACTACGCCGAGCGCGAGGGCATAGAGATCGCGGCGACGTACGCCGACGAGGCCCGGAGCGGCACGAACGCGGCGGGGCGCCCCGAGTTCCTGCGCATGGTGTCAGACGCCCAGAAATCGGACTGGGATTGCGTCATCGTGTACAAGTCCGACCGCTTCGCCCGAAACCGCTACGACGCCGCCACGTACAAGGCGAAGCTGCGCAAGGCGGGCGTGGAGCTCCTGAGCGCGACGGAGGGCGTCCCGGACGGCCCCGAGGGCATCATCCTCGAATCGGTGCTGGAGGGCATGGCCGAGTACTACAGCGCCAACCTCGCGCAGAACGTGCTGCGCGGCATGGAGGGGAACGCCCTCAAGTGCCACCACAACGGCGTCCAGGTCTTCGGCTACGATTGCATGCCCGACGGCTCGTACAAGATCAACGAGCACGAGGCGCAGGGCGTCCGCGCGGTCTTCGCGATGCTCGACTCCGGCTCCACCAAGGCCGCCGCCGCCCGCCACCTCAACAAGGGCGGGTGGAGAAGCAAGCGCGGCGGGGAGTTCGGCGTGCAATCCATCTCGCAGATGCTCGGGAACGAGAAGTACGTCGGCGTGTACAGCTGGGGCGATGTCCGCGTGGAGGGCGGCATGCCCGCCATAATCGAGCGCGGGACATGGGACAGGGTGCGCGGCAAGCTGAAGGCGCGCGGCACCAGAAAGGGCGTCAAGAACGAATCGTACCTGCTCTCGGGCAAGATGCGCGACGCGGACGGCAACCTCTACGAGTCGTGCTGCGGCACCTCGCGCAACGGCAGGCGCCACTACTACTACCGTGTGAAATCCACGGGCGCGTCCATGCGCAAAGAGGACGCCGAGGAGCGCGTGCGCCGCGCCGTCGCGCGGGTGCTCGATGAGAACCCCGAACTCGACGAGACGATCGTGGACATCGTGATGCAGGCCCAATCTGAATCCGAGTCGGTGGAGCGCGAGGCCGTTGAGGCCATGAGGAAGCGCCTCCCGCAAATCGACCGCGAGATGGACAACCTCATCGACCTCGCCGCGAAGACGGGCGCCGGGAGGACCATACCCGAGAAATTGAGGGCGCTCGAACGCGAGCGCGAGGTGCTGGCGCTCCAAATCCAGGACATGGAGTCGCGCGCGCCGCTCATCGAGCCCGACATGGTGCGCTACCTGCTCTTCCAGCTCCGCAAGTGCAGCGGCCCCGATTCCGTCGTGCGCGGCTTCGTGGACCGAATCGAGGTCGACGCGGAGGGCGGCATGTTGGTCATCTTCAACCTCTGCACCCCCTCTGACCTGCGCGAACAGCAAAATGGCGAACCACAAAAAGCATGGTTCGCCAAATTAAGTTTTGGTAGCCCCCCGATCAACTTGGGCGAACATGCCATCTACCCCACTCCGTGGGGCTTCGCAATCGCCGCATAGAAACGCGAAAAACGCCCCGCCGCATCTCCGCGACGGGGCACCGAGACCAAGGAGCAACCCATGACCATCCCCGAGATAACCGAGGCCCTTGAGGGCGCAGCCGCCGTCCTTACCGACATGTCCGCAGAGCATCCAGACCCCAGGCTCGCGCTCGTGATCGCCGCGCTCGGGGCCTGCGCGGAATCGCTCGACCGCTTGTGGGAGCGCGAGGGCGCGAAATAGAAAAAGCCCCCCGCCACCCGAGGGCGGCGAGAGGCTCGCGGTTTAGTCCAATCAAACCGCCAATTTAGTCCAATCCAAGTCCAATCGCCAAACAAAAGCACCCCCTCCCGCGCGATGCGAGAGGGGGATATGCGTCAAAGGACGCGGACGATGGACGGGTGTATGACGCCCTCGCCCTGCGGGAGCGAGAAGCCGAGCTTGCCCGGCTCGGGCAGGGCGAGCGTGAGGCTCGTCGCTCGCCTGGCGTACGTGTCGACCCCAATCTTTTTTGAGTAATATTCGTTCAGGTAAGACCCAGCCACCTGGACGGTCGAGATGATGAAGCCGGTGTTGTCGCCCATGTCGACGCGATACGCCCCCGGCTCGAGGTCGAGCACCGCGAAGGTGCCCAAGTAGTCGTTCGCCACGGAGTAGCGGACGCCGCCCTCGCCGACCTCGACCACGTCGGAATCAGCGGCCTTGTGGACCGTCACCGGAGCGCGGCCCACGAGGTTGGCGATACCCCCCCGCGTCCCCGATGCGGATGAGCGACGGCCTGGCGATGGCGTCCACGGTCTTGCCCGCGTCCACCTTGACGTACAGGTGGTACTCGCCGCCGACCGCCTCGAAGCGCTGCGGGGCGCCGTCCATCACGGTCACCATCTGGCCGCTGCGGTAGACCTGCGCGATGACGTCGGGCGAGGTGGAGGACAGAGACGCGAGGTAAGACGCGCCCGCCTCCAGGTTCGCCTTCACCCAGATGTTGGCGTTGGCCGTCGCGGTGCCGTGGACGCGGTAGCCGCCCTCGGCGGGCTCGATGGCGATGCCGCTCACGGTCTGAACGGCGTACTCAGGCCAGAGTTCGGGGATACCCCCCCCCACGACATACGGGACGTAGTACGGCGCTGGCTTGTCGCCCTTCACGAGCATCGGGTACGCGGTCGCGTCCACAGGCTTGAGCTGCGATTCATCGGGGGTCGAGATGCCGCATCTCATACGGTGCGCCCCCTTCGGCACGGCTACCCTCGCGCCTGTTCCATAGTTGGCGGAGAGCACCCTGCCGCTTTCGTCGTCGAAGCTGACGTAGAAACCGACCCCGTCCTTCGAGTCGCCAGCGATGCCAGATAGGCTCAGGCAGACGTAATCGCCCTCAACCAGGTCGAGGTCGGTCATGAGCTTTACTGTCGCTATCGCCTCCTGCCATGGCCTGGTCGGCGTGCCGACAATGCGGTACCCGCCGTCATCGAGCCGCGAGACCTCGAGGCCGCCCGGCACGGACAGCGCGCCGCCGTGGTCCAGCCACAGGTTCTCAGTTACGAGCGACCCCCCCCCGCACAGGGGAATGAGCAGCTGGGTGAAGTCCGTGGGCTTGATGGTGATGGTCTGCCCCGCCTTCGTCTTAGGGGCGAGGACCTTGAGCGTGATCGTGCCGTCCAGTTCGTAGTCCACGTTGATGTAATACCATCCCTCGCCGTGGAGCTGGGCGAGCCTGACGGACCTCTGGGCCTTCGCGAGTGGAAGCCCCGTTCCAAGCACGGCGAAAGGCAGCTCGGTCGCGGTCTCTATCTGCGGGACGGGCACGGTGACGGCGGTCAGCGGGGTGACGATGACCGCCAGCGGGGTGACGATGTATCCGACGCTGCCCTGCACGCCTTCCGGCGGGATGCTCTGGCGCACGTTGGTCGCGGTGAGCATACCGCGCAGCCCGCCCAAATCGACCGCCGTGGTCCCGTCCTCCGCGACGCTGATGCCAGCGCCGGGCTTGGGCGTCTTGCCGTCCTTGCCGTTGCTGAGCTGCGCGGTGGTGGTGCCGCTGCCATCTACGACGGTCAGCTTCGCGCCCGTGGGGGTCTGCTCCACCTTGGCGGACGGGGACACGCCGTCGTCACCGCGGTCGCCCTTGGGGCCTGTGAGGTCGTGGAAGGCGAAGCGCAGCGACTTTGACTGGCCCTCGCCCTCCACCGTCACATCGACGCGGGGCGTGCCGTTACCGCCGTCGATTGTCGCGGTCGCTCCCGTGAAGCTGTCACCCTTCGGTCCGGTCGGTCCCTCGGGGCCTTGCGGTCCCTCCGGTCCTCGGATGCCCGCCATGCCGGACAGGTCGGCGATGTAGACGTAGGCGGAGTCTCCCTTGCACCAGAGCGAGGCGTTGTCGGGGTCTTCGACGTCCCCCGTGTCGATGATGACGAACGCGCCGTTCGGCAGGCCGTCCTCGGCGAAGCCCGCCTGCATGGCCTCCACGCTCTCATAGGTCTTGGACACCTTGAAGGCCTCGCCGGGGTCTCCCTTCGGCCCTTGGATGCCCTGGATGCCCTGCTCGCCCTGCGGCCCCTCCACGCCCTGGATGCCCTGCGGGCCGCGCGGGATGCCGAGCGAGAGGGTCGCCCCGCGCTCGTCCTCGATGATGGACGCGGTGGCCTCGCCCTCCACGGTGGAGGCGTCCACGGCGATGATGCGCGCGCGGTAAGCCTCGCGCGTGGCGATGCGCACCTCCTCCATCAGCTTGGCCCACAGGTCGGGCTGCTCGGGCGCGGGGTCGGTACCGCCCATCTCGCCCGACTCCACGACGGTGAGGGGCTTCGCCTCCTTGGCGGTGACGATGCGGGCGGACCCGCCGACGTAGCCGATGAGGCACATGCGGATGGCACCGGTGCGCTCCATGAGCGAGGACGGCAGGTTGAAGCCGCCGCCCTCCACCAGGATGCGCACGGACTCTCCCGCGCCCGCCAGGACCGCCTGGATGCGGTCGCACTCCCGCCACTCGGCGTCGAGGTCGAGCGCGATGTAGTCGGAGAGCAAGCCGTGCTGCACGACCTCGCGCACGTCCCACGCGATCTTGCGCCCGCGCACCTGCGCCGTATGCGTCACCATCTCGGGTCACCGCCCCTCACGATTATGTAGCCCAGCAGCGCGACGGCGCACAGCGAGCAGATGATTATGACGCCGCCCATCAGAAGCGGCCCTCGTTGAGCGCGCGCTGCATGGCCTTGACGGTCGGGGAGCCCGCGTCGAGCTTGCCGTCCTCCACCTTCGCGCCGCTCTCGGCCTTGAAGTGGCGGATCATGGCGTTGATGGTGTCGGGGCCGATGAAGCCGTCTGCGGGGACGCCGCAGGCGCGCTGGATCGCGCCGATGGTCTGCGAGCCCGGCTGCTCGCCCCAGGGAGCTGAGAACTCCCAGCCGCCCGTGCAGGCCTTGAGGCGGTGCTTGTGCTGCGGGTTCTGGCGGGAGATTTTGCCGTCCTTGAACGGGCAGCACAGCACCTCCTGGATGCGGCGCGTGGTGGCCTCGCCCCAGTAGCCGTCCACGGCCAGGCCCTGCGGCTTGGGCGCGGGCTGCGGGGCTGGGGCGGAGCCGAGCTTCGCGTTCACGGCGGTCGCCAGCTCCGCCATGCGGCGCTTGAGGTACGGCCCGGGGCAGGCGGTGGCGGCGAACATGTAGTGGCATGTCAGGTTGCCGTTGGCGTCCCCCGTCCAGACGAGGCGCGGGATGCCGTTGCGGCGGCAGATGTCGGCGCACAGCTCCACCAGGGAGTTCCAGGACGCGTCGGAGACGTGCCAGTCTGGCGCGCCGCCGTCGTTGGAGACCTCGATGGTCACGGCGCGGTTGTCGTTGCGGGCGTTCGAGGACGCCCAGGAGCGGTCGCCCTCGTCCACGTACAGGCCCACGCGCCCGTCGATGCCGATGCCGTAGTTGGAGGACGCCTTGCGCGACTTCGGCGCGAAGACGGCCCCGCAGCGCTCCACCGTGCCGCCCACCATCGCCATGTGGTGGACGGTGATCTTGTCGATGCGGTGGTTGCGCGGGTGGTTCTTGTTGGGGCTGATGCGTGTGAAGGACACGAGCGGTGAGTTCGACATGCTAGGCCTCCTTCTTGTAATTGCCCTTGAGCTCGGCGCGCTCCAGGGCGGACTTGCTGTCGGAGACGCCGCTGGTGGTCGGGTCGGTGACGCAGGCCCAGACGGACGTGAGCATCGAGACGACCACGACCGGGTTGCCGAGCGCGGCGGCGATGGTGGAGCCGAGGGCGGCCCACGTGGTCATCTGCGACCACTCAGCGCCCATGCCGACGATGAGCGGCAGGACCACGGCGCAGGCGAGCTGGGCCAGGAACACGGGGTTCTTGCGTCGAATCTTCCAGTTGATCTTCATGGGGTTCTCCTATCCCTTGATGGGCAGCTCGCACATGGCCTCGTACATGGCCGTGCCGCCGCCGTTTCCTCCGTACATCTCGTGGTACAGGTGGTACATGCGGTCGATGTCGCGCCTCGCGGCGGGGGTCATCGGCTCGCCCTTGCCCATGTGGACGTGGTACTCGTCCTTAAGGCGGTAATAAAGGAGCAGCTGCACCACGTCGCGGTCCGCCTTGAGGCGCTGCTCGTACTCGCGCCTGTCGTCCATGCGGTCGCGGTGCGCGGACTTGACGGCGGACACCGCGCCGCCGAGCAGCGCGGACAGCGCCATGAGCGCGAGCTGCATGAGGAATTGCTCTTGAATCTCGGCCACCCCCCGTCACGACCACGTGGACCAGTTGCCGGAGAACATCGGCCTGTGCGCCGGGGGCTGCGAGGAGGAGTCGGGCCATATGAGCTGCGTGCCGTACCCGCCGCTGACGATGCAGATGCCCCAGAGCCTGCCGGACGCGGGCCACGCGGGGCCGTTCGCCGGCTTGGACTGGCACATGAAGAGGCACGTCTCCTTTACTGAGTTCATGTCGGTCACGTCGTCCAGGAACTTCATCCCGCCGCCCTGCGCGAGCGCGTCGGACAGGCCCGACACGTCCGCGATGGGGTGGCGGTGAGACTTGGGCGAGAACGCCGCCTTGAGCTTGGTCCACAGATAGGTCAGGCCCGTGCCGGTCAGGACCGACTCGGAGGTAACGCTGCCTCCGGACGCCACCGCGTCTATCTGGCCGGTCGTGAGGCCCGCGATCTGCGCGGTGGACATGCCGACCTTCTCCCACTTGCCGTCGATGTGCATCCACTCGGCGTAGAGGCTGTCCGAGCCGCCCTTGGGGTCCGGCACGAAGTACAGCTTGCCGACCTCGCCGGGGACGTTCGGCTTGAGGGTGGAGGGGTCGTACTGGCCGCCGGAGAGCTTCACCACCTGGAGGCCCTGCGCCGCCGCGTTGTTGGCCCTCTGGTCCGCGTCGTTCTTGGCCTGCGCGGCCGCGCGGGCATTCTCCGCCGCCCTGCGGGCCTTCTCGGCCTCGGCGCGGGCGGTCTCGGAGGACTTCCTGCCGCTCTCAGCCTCGACGCGCGCCGTCTCGTTGGCCTTGCGCTCGGCCTCGGCCTTTCCGTCGCCGCCTGCGATGGGGAACGTCTCGCCGCCGATCTTGACGGCCCAGACCTCCCTCACGCCATCCGAGTTGTAGCGCGTGCTCAATTTGTCCTTTGATGCCATTCGGCCTCCTTATTTCGTTATGACGGCCACAGCCGTCGTCGTGTTGCCAGCCGTGACGAGCACGGCGCGGTCGCCCTTCGCGGCGCCGGAGCATGCGGAGGTGCAAGGGACCGTCAAGGACGCCCCGGCCACCTCCACCGCCATCTCGCGGCCCGTCATCGACTCGACCGTCCCGTACGTCGTCAGCGTCTGGCTGCGCACCCTGGCCGGGATACAACCGGCGAGCCTGCGCGCCGCCGCGTCGATTCGCGCGTCAGCGTCCATGGCCCCTCCCCTCGCACTTGACAAGGCAGCCCGCGCCGAGCGTTATGGCCTGCGTCCTCACGGCGAGACGGTCGCGGACCCCTCCCGTCGCGTAATCCATGGTCACGACGTCGCCCAGCGAGACAGGCCTGTAAGCGTGAGTGAAGGTGACCCGCCTGATTACCGATTGGTTCGTCCTGAGCAGCTCGGCCGCCTTGGCGTCGGCACGCTCCTGCGTCGCAGCCTCTCCGTACTCGTACCTGGCCGCGATTCGTCGGCCCAGCGAGACGGTGGAGAACGGCGATGCCGGGTCCGCGTCCACCGCGGTCCCGACCGTCGTGGATTCCTGGTCGCTGTACACGACGACCACCACGTTCGCGACGCCCGACGCGTCCAGCTCGTCGGTCATCGTACGGAGGAACCGCGCGTCGCGGCCCTCGGCGAAAGAGCAGGCGGGCGCCCGGTCGGCAGGGTTCTCGTACCTGCGCATGACGACTCGCCCCATCGGGTCGGTCGCCGCCGACGAGAAGCCCGCGATCTCGAGCAGGTCGTTCACCGCGTCGAGTTTGCTATCTCCGCCCTCGTTGTCGAGTCCGAACGTCCAGGCCGTCGAGAGGCGGTAGGTCGATGCGTCGGCGATCACGTCGAGCCCGGCCCCGCGCGCTATCTCTGCGGCCTTCGCCACGGGGTCGGCGCCCGACGGCACCGACACGGGGCGCTCGAACTGGTCCTGCGCCAACTCGCCGAGTCGGCCCGTCAGCTCGACCTTGCACGTGGAAACCGCCCCCTCCACGTCGCGGGATGTCGTGGAGGGCAGGAAGGTGCCGAGCGGGACCGATGCCGACCAGCCCGTGTACATGCCCGTGGCGTCCAGGTAGACGCGCACGAGGTCGGCGCCGAGGTCGAGCGGCCCGCTGTGGACGACCGACCCCTTTTCCTTCACCTGGGTATCGGCGTTTCGCTCGATGGACCCGCCGTCGAGGAAGCCCGCGAGCCTGGCCGTCTCGGCTCCGCTGGAGCGCGACACGCGCATGAAGCGGTACTCGCTGTGGAAGGGCTCCGACCAATCGACCTCAGCCATCCCACGCCTCCCTCCACGCGGTCTCGGTGAGCGACAGGTTCACGCCCGCCACGTCGCGCGGAACGCCCCCAGACAACCCGAGGCCAATCGCGCACAGCGCGCGGCGCCCGTGCGGGTCGCGGACCCACGCCACCGCATGGCGGCGGGCCAGCGCGTCCAGCGCGTCGTGGTCCTCCCTGCCGAGCGCGGTCGCCGACAGCGATCCCTTGATGGATGCCGATCCCGTGGTGTACGCGGTCGGCAGTCCGCCCGCCTCGCCTCCGTCGGCGAAATCCATGAGCTCTGTCGAGAGCTCGTAGTCGCGGCTCCACTCCACGTCGTATTTGAGCGGCATGAAGCCGGACGCGGCCCGGCCGAAGTTGATGGCCACGGCGTCGGCGTCGATGGTGACGGGGAGCTCGAGCGTCGTCGCCGTGCCGATGTCGCCGTAGGCGGTCACCAGGTAGCGGAATGGCGTGCCGAGCGGCGGCAGCGGGTCGCGGACCGCGGAGCCGTCCTCAACCCCGGACGCGACGAGCCACCGACCGCCGTCCGGTGCGACGCGGGTGACCGAGACCGATTCCGTCGCCATGACGCCGCCAAACTCAACCGTCCCGTCCGCCGCCGCCTCGAGGCCGGACGTCACGGGAATGCCGTCATCGTCGATCAGGCGCTCGGGGCCGACCAGCGTCAGCTCGTCGACGAGCCACGCGCTACCGCCCCGGTACACGGTGATGTCGATGCCGAGCCCGTCCGTGACCGACCACGACGCCTCGGGTATGGCCGGCGCGGCGTAATCCGTCGCGAAGACTCGCACGGCCGAGCCGGTTAACGTGGAGCCGGCCCGCACGGTCACCTCGACGCGGAACGTCCGGGCGTTGCCCGGGAGGTAGGTCGCGTCGCCGAGCTGGTACGAGCGCTCGCCGCCGCCCAGCTCGACCGAGTGGAGGACGCCGCCGTCGGCGCCGAGCAGCCTGAGCGACTGCGACGAGACGCCGCTCGGGTCCACCACGTCCCACCTGACCTCGAGCGGCAGCGAGTCGACGACCGACGAGTCGGTGGCGGGGCTCGTTATCTCTACGACCGGGGCCGATGCGGCGGTGACCTCGATGCGGTCCGACCAGTCGCCCCATTCAGAGTGGACGCCGTGCGTGCGCACCCTGACGCCCCACCTGCCGGGCTTCCCGAACTCGACATCGGTGGAGAGCGCCCCGCCGTCCACCCTCGTCACGGTCGAGGAGCCGAGCGGGTCCGACACCTCCACCTCGGCCATGCTCTGCTGCGAGCCGTCCGAGTGGTTAGGCTCCCATCCGACGGATGCGGACGAGCCGACCTCGACTATGGGCGCGAGGCCGAGCACCGTCGGCCTGCCCGGCTTGGCCACGTCGGTGATCTCGCGGCTCTCCACCCAACCGGACCACCGGCTGCCGCGCCCGGCCCTGAGCCTGTAGCGGTTCCTCGGGCCGGACAGCCGCATCTCGACCGGCAGCATCCTGCTGCTCGCGCGCTCCGACCAGTTGGCGCCGTCAGCGCTGCGCTCGACCTCGTACGCATCGGCCCACGGCGATCCGTCCTCGACCGTCACCTGCGCCCTGCCGGCCGCTACGGCGCGCGCCGTCACCTCGAAACCGCCGGCTGGCGAGGTGTAGACGCTGCCTGACGCCGCGTAGCCGGAATAGAGCCCGTCCATCGTGCGCGACCTGACGCGGTACGCGTACCTGTGGCCGGCGCTCACACCGTTGTCGTCGTGATTTGTCCTCGGGCCTCCGAGCGTCGCGATCTGGACCCACTCGCCGGAGTCCGTGCGCCGCTCGAGGCAGACGGCGTGCCACATGCGGTACGCGTTGCCGGTGAGCGGCCAGGAGACGCGGACGAGCGAGTCGGACACATAGGCGGCGTGGCAGGATGATGGGGCCGCAGGCGTCGTGTAAACGGTCCCGGACGAGCCCGAAGAGCCGCCTATCTCGACGATGTACGAGTAGGAGTGGTCTGGTCCGACGGACGTGTCGAGCCATGTGCCGTCACCCGCCGGGGCGGTCGCCACGACCTGCGGGGTAGCTTCGCGCGGCGGCGCGTCCGTCAGGCGGTACACCGTGGCGGTTCCGGCCGCGCCGGACCACCCGTCCCAGCTGACGCGCACGGCGTTGTCGGACTCGCGCGCCGCGGTAACGGACAGCGAGTCGCGCATGTTGGCCATTTGTCCTCCTTACGAGTAGCTCGCGACCACGACGTCGACGAAGCGCTCCATGGCGTCCGCGACGCGGTCGTCGACGTGCAGGGCGCGGCCGTCGAGGTAGACGTTGTACGTCGGGGAGCCTTGATGCGGGTCTTTGGCGACCGCGATGGCACCGCCGCTTATCGAGCAGGCGGCTGAAATCTCTGCGCTGCGCGATCCGATGAAGCCCTCGACATCGCCCCAGCCCGCAGTCATGCCGTCCAGAAGGCCGCGCATTATCAGCTCGCCGTTCTCCACAAGCATCACGGCGTCGTAGCTCGGCGGTCCCTTGTGGCTCACGATCCAGTCGCCGATTCCGCCGACGAAGTTCTTCACGTTCTCGAAGGCCGACTCGATACCGCGCTTAAGGCCGTTCATGATCGATTCACCGGCGGAGACGAGCCACTTGCCCGCGTCGGAGAAGAAGCCGGTTATCTTGTCCTTGATCCCGGTAACGGTCTTGTAGACGTTGTCGACGCCGGTCTTGGCGGCGCCCTTGATGCCGTCCCAAATCTGCGAGAAGAGCGACTTGATTCCGTTCCAGCACGAGTCCCACGTGCTCTTGATCGAGTCGAGGACCGAGCTGATTACGCCCTTGGCCGCGTTGATGCCAGCCGTGACGATGGACTTGATCGCCTCCCAGACGGTCTGCCCGACCGCCTTGATGCCGTTCCACGCGCCCTCCCAGTCGCCCTTGATTGCGGCGAGGACGGTCCCGATGACCGCTTTGACCACGTTCATCGCGGTTGTTATGACGCCCTGGATGACCGGCCAGACGGCGTTGACGACATTGCCCATCGCCTCGCAAGCAGACGTAACTGCCTGCTGAATTGCCGGCCACACCTCGGCCGCTGCGGCCTTTATGCCATCCCACGCAGCCAGGACGGTCGCCCTGAACTGCTCGTTCGTGTTGAACGCGACCACGAGCCCGGCGCACAGCGCCGCGATTGCGGCGACGACGAGAGCAATCGGGTTCGCGGCCAACGTCGCGAAAAGCCCGCTGGCAGACGTCTTGACGATTGACATCACGTTCGAGAGGCTGCCGAGCTGCGTCATGAGCGCGGAAACGAAGTTCGCCGCCTTGAACGCGGCGAAAGCAGCGGTGACCGACGCGACGGCGGGGGCGATGAGGCCGATGTTGTCCGCGACGAACCCGGCGCCCGTCACGATTGTGCTGAATGCTCCTTCAACGACGGGAACGAGGCCGTTAACAACTCCGGTGATGGTCGGCTGGAGCTTCGCCATCACGTCGGAGATGCCGCCGACCGCCGCCGCCCTGAGGTTGCCGAACGCGCCCTCGAAGGTCGCAGTAGATTTCGCGGCCTTGACAGCCGCCTCATCGAAGCCCAAATCCAGGATTGCCTGGTTGAACTCCTCGGCGGAAATCTCGCCCTTCTCCATGGCGTCGCGGAAGTTCCCCGTGTAGGCGCCGTTCTTGAGCATCGCCTCCTGGAGCTTGCCCGATGCGCCGGGGATGGCGTCCGCGAGCTGGTTCCAGTTCTCGGTGGTGAGCTTGCCCGCGCCAGCGGTCTGCGTGAGCACCATGCCGACGCTTGAGAAGGTTTCGGCGTTGCCGCCAGCGACGGCGTTGAGGTTGCCTGCCGCCTCGGCGAGCTTGTCGTAGTCCTTGACGGAATTGGCCGCGAGCTGCGCGGTGATGTTCTGGATGTCCGACAGCGAGTACACCGTATCGTCGGCGTACTTGCGCGTGCTCTTGCTCAGCGCCTCAATCTCTGGCGCCCCGAGACCAGCGAAGTCGAGTGTGGATTTGAATTTCTTTGTCGCGTCGGTCGCGCGGCCAGCTTCGCCGACGAGCTGCGAGAACCCGATGGCGGCGAGAGCGGGGCCAGCGACCTTGGCGATGCCGCCGATGGCGGACATGATTCCGCCGCCCCCGCTCTTCGCGCCCTCGGCCAGGCCGTCACCGAGCTGCTTGCCCATCTTCTTGCCAGACGGGTCGATGTTCACGCCGTCAAGCTCGCTTTGTATGCGTTTGCCAGCGCCCTTGAGCGTCGGAATCAATGAGAGGTACGCGGTCGCCAACTCAGTCGCCATCGGCCACCTCCGTGAATCCTAGCTTCCGATTGATGAAGTCCAAATCGGTCGCTTGCAACTTGCGCTCCACCCTCACGCGGTCAGCGGGCGTCGGGAGCGGCTTCGGGGGCCTGCGCCCCTTCGCCCCGTCCTCGGTCGATTGCCACGCGATGACGCGCAGCGTGTGCTCGATGCGCCAGAGCAGGTAGTCCGTCGCGCACCACTCGGCCTCGGGGCTCTGGGAGCGAGCCGTCCTGCTGTCGGCGGGAAGCTGCTCCATGAGGACGGCGGCGTGGCGGCGGCTGTAGTCGGTCCCCATACGGTCCAGGTCCAGGCCGTAGTACTGCTGGAAATCGGCTCGGAGCTCGTCTCCCCACCGCTTTAGCGCAAGTGCAAGCCCGATTAGTTTTTTGCGTTGACGGCCTCGATGACGGATGCCATGAAGGTGCTCATGACCTCGTTGGTCAGCTTGCCGCCGTGCCTGGCTCGCAGCTCGCGCTTGATGCGCGGGAAGTCGCTGCCGAAGACGAGGCGGTACATCTTCACCGCTGCGGCGGTCTTGGCGCCGTCGTCGGCGTCCTCGTCGTAGAGGTCGGCGATGCACTCCGTGATCTCGAAATCGTCGAAGGCGTCCGCCGTGACCTCCACCTTGATGCCGTCAACCATGGTCGGCTTGTCGGGCTTCGCCATGCTCTACTCCCCCGTCTCGGTGGACTCGAACCAGTCGGTGTAGTAATCGCCGCTGGTCGCGTCCTTGTACGCGGTGAAAGTGGTCTCGCGGCCGAACAGCTCGCCCGCCTTGACGTTCAGGTCACCGAGCTCGGTTGCCTGCGCGTCGTGGATGAGGCGGCGCCAGCGGCGACCGTTCTTAAGCACGCACTCGGCGACGTAGATGGCGCGCTCGGGGTCATCGCCCTTGACGTGGACGGTGAGCTTGCCAGCCGTGTCCTCCACGTTCTTCTCGCCGTACTGCACGGCAAGCGTGCCCTTCTTGACCTCGGCAAGCGTCGCGGTGAAGGTTTCGGAATGAGAGGACTTGGCGGAATGGATGGTCTCGCCGTTCATATCCTTGATTTCCTCGCGGTCGCTCTCAGTCGAGAACGTCAGACCGTCTTCGGACAGGAAGCCCAGAACCTTGAACGCGGGGTCGAGTGATCCGTCAAGGTCGGTGGGCTTGGTGGAGCCGAGCGGGGCGCGGAAGAGGTAGCCGCCCGCAAGGCCCGTGCCGTCGGAGACGTTGTTCACGTCGTTCTTATTGGCTTCGGATTTAGCCATGTGTACCTCCAAAAAAGAAGCCCGCTCGCGCGGGCCGTCAGTAGGTGATTTGTATGAGCGCCTGGTAGCGCGGGGTGCCGCTTTCGATGTCATCGAATCGGTAGCCTCCCTCCAACGTCGCGGAACCGATGGGGCCGCTCGCATAGCAGATTGACGGCAGCTTTGCGGCCAGCGCGTCGAACAACTCGCGCGCACGCCTGCGGGTCGCCGCCCAGCACTGCACGGCGATGGTGGAGGTTGCGAGAGCGCCGGAGTGAGCCGTGGCCGTGGCCGTCAGCTCCAAGCTGTAGAACACGGCGGGGCGCGTCTCGGGAACGTCGATGTAGACCTCGGCGGGCAACTCGCCCAGCACGCGGCGGAACTCCCTCTCCACGTCCATCAGCGACCAGCCCCCAATGCCTTGATCAGCGTGTTGTGCTTGTTGTTGTTATTGACGCCGTGCGGCGATGCGGTGCCGACGATGCAGCGGGCGCGGTTCATGCCGTTCTCGGTGTTCGCCGAGAACGGAGGGTTGCGCAACGTGTCGGCGCTCGCCATGCCGTTTGCCGCGCGCGCGATGGACTGCCCGCGTCGGTCGAGTTCGGCTGACACCGCCCCGCTCATGAGGATGGCGCGGGCGCCCGCCGAGTTGATGCGGACCTTCGTCTTACCCATCGACGCGCTCCACCTCCACCTGCATCCAGAACCGCGTCGGGCAGTCCTCGCGGCACGGCTGCGGGTCTCCCATAACGCGGTACTCGCGGCCATGGATGACGATGCGGCAGTTGCGGAGCGGCTTGTCATAGCCCTTCGGGAAGGCCAGCGTATAGGCCACCCGGTCTGCGTCGGGGCGCGCGTTGGCCGCACTGTCGGCGGTCGCGCCCGGACACACGAGAACGTTCTGCACGGTCTCGCGCTCGGTCGATTCGACGCGCTCGCCGTCCACGTAGGACACCTTGACTCGGATGACCTCCACGCTCTGCCCCCTGAGCAGCCCGCGAATCATCGCGCACCGCCTGTGAGGTCGCAGAGGCCGACCATGCCGCCGCCGATGCCCAGCGCGTCCTTCTCCACCTGCGTGAGGTAGAGGTCGCCGTGCGGGTTGGCGTAGGTGACGCTCGCGGTCATGCCTATCGCGCCCTCGCTGTACTGCGAGATGCCGCCCATGTCGGAGGCCGCCATGGCGCGGTTGACCATCGCGCAAACGGTGGAGGTCAGCAGCGCCTCGGGTGCCGTGCCGCCCGAGAGCATCGAGTCGATGATGGCCGATGCGTCCTCGAGCAGCACGGTGATGCGCTTCTCGTCGGTCGGCTCGGCGGCGTAGCGCGCGGCGTAGTCATCGAAGAAGGCGTATGCCGCCATACGTCACGCTCCTTATTCGCTCTTTGCCGTCTTTCGGGCGGGCGCCTTACGCTTAGGCTTGGACACGAGGACATGGCCGCTTGCGGTCAACTCCTTGGCGCGGGCGTCGGAAAGCTCCACTTCCTCACCCGCCCAGTGGACCTCACCCGTGTGCTTGTCGGTGTAGCATACGAGCACGACGGCCTTCTTCACGGCGGTCATTAGGCGGCCGCCGGGGTGATGGTGCCCTTGATGATGTAGTCCTTGACCTCGGGGAAGAGCAGCATGCCCGTGAGGACGTTGGTCTCGGTGGACACGTGGTCGTAGGCGGGCGCGTGCGCGACGCCGATGAGGCCGTTCGCGGACTGGGCGTAGGTCAGGCCGCCCTGGGCGAGCTCGGCGAAATCGATGCCGAAGATGTGGATGTTCTCGGCGGGGGTGGCGTACATCGTGCCCTTGGGGACCTGCGAGGTGAGGATGACGTTCGTCATGCCGAGGAAGTTCTCGAGGTAGGTCAGGCCGAAGACGTTCTGGGTGGTGATGGGCGCGGCGCCGAGGTATGCGGCGGCGTCCTCGCGGTTGATGAAGTGGATGATGCGGGTGGATGCGTCGCCGTTCTTCTCAAGGGCGTCGCCGAGCTTGGCGTCGGCGTTGGCGGCTGCGGCCTGCAGGCCCTTGCCCGTGGCGGTGCCGGTGCCATTCCCCAGGAAGGTGAAGAACTCCTTGATGATGTCGGCGCGGATGAGCGAGAGCATCTTGGCGTCGGTCTTGAGGACGGCGTTGGCGTAACCGGCCTTCTGGATGGCGGCGGCGGTGGTCATCTTGCGGTACGGCTTGGCCACGACCTCGCCGACGGTCTCCCACTCGGTGCCGAAGGTGGAGAGCGCCACCTCGTCGCCCTCGACGTAGGCGGTGCCGGAGGAGGAACCGAGCGAGAAGGTGCCATCGCCGGGCAGGGTGGTGGTGGCGTCGGTCTTGGCGTTGTTCAGGGTGCCCGTGACCTTCAGCATCTTGAGCGCGGTGCCAGCGGCGATGCGCTCCACGCCGAAGATGCCGAGGATTTCGGCCAGGCGGTCGGACTCGCCCTTGAAGTTCTTGATGAATTCCTGGTCGAGGGAGGCGTTGACGGCTGCGGCCTTGGTGATGTTCTCGGGTACTGGCATGATGGCTCCTTACTGGTAGAGGTTGATGTGCTCGGCTCGCGCCATGACGCGGGCGAGCGGGTCTTTGATTTGCTCGATGGAATCGGCGGTGATCGCGGGGGCTGCGCTCGCTCCGCCGTCCGTGACGGACGGGTAGAGGTTGCGCGCGGCGTAGCTCGCGGCGAGCTTGTCGGCGTTTGCGGCGATGCCGTCCTCGTCCTCGGCGCTCATCGCGGCGAGAATTTCGGCGTCCACGCCCTTCTCGGCTGCGATGCGCGAGACGGCGAGGCTGCGATTCGCGGCGTCGAGTTCGCCCTGGAGCTTCGCGGCGTCGGCCTTGGCCTCGTCGGCTGCGGCCTGCGCGTCGGCGGTCTGCTGGGCGAGCGCGTCGTACTGCTTGGCCTTCTCGGCGTTGGCCTTGCTGCGGCCCTCCCACTTGCGGGAGGTCTCCAACAGCGCGTCGTACTTGGCCTGCAGCGCGTCGTAATCGCGCTCCGTGGCGCTCTGCTCCGTCTCCACTGCCTCGTTTGCGGTGGAGGTGGTGTCCTCGGCCATATGGCCCCCTTCCTGCGCCGTGCGGCGCGTCGTTTTCGCCCGTGCGGGCATGAAAAAAGCCGCCCTGCTGGACGGCTGGATATGAAAAAGCGGCTCCCGTGCGGGGACCGCCTTAGTCAACGGGTTTGGACAGCGCGTGAACCATCGCACGCTCGCGCTCCGACAGCTCCCATTTATGGGCTACGGCTCGCTCTGCTGCGGCTCGCTCTGCTGCGGCTCGCTCTGCTGCGGCTCGCTCGCTCAAAAGCAGCCCGCCGCCGAAAATGGCCTTGCCGCCCTGTGCTTCGAGCTTGCTTATGCGGATGCAATCGGAGCGCCGCACTTGGAACGGCGTGTGATGCGCCGCGAACCATTGGAGTTTCGCAGCGGTCAGTACCTCGTCGGGGTACTCGTATTTCGGTAGCTTCTTCGTCGTGCGGCTCTTAATCTCGTCCATCTTCGCGTTGATGCGGTCGCCCAGCTCGGGGCACGATTCCGCGACGATGTCGCCGCCCATGTTCGTGACGAATGCCGTGCGGACGACCGCGCCATTGGCATACGTGATGCTCGCATCGCAGATGATGTGCGTGAACTCGGTCGTGAGCGCACCGCTGAACGCCGTGAGCGACGGGGCGAAGATGAAGAACTTGATGCCGTTGTCGCGGTAGAAACGCTTGATGCGCTGCAGGATGGAGAACGGCGGGTTGTCCACGACGCAGCACCCATCTGGGTAATCGAAGCTCTCGAAGTCACCGCCAGGGTAGAACGGTCGCACCATGTCGGCGCGGTCGATGCCGAAGCGCTCCGTGACGTAATCCGCCACCACGTCGTAAATCTCGGGCGGCGTGTAGCAATCGTCCGTCGTCTTCTTCGGCTTGAACTTCTCCACGAAGCCGTCGTAATCCTCGAACTTGAGCTTGCTTTGGGATGCGGCTCCCATGCCCCTCCTTTTCATATGAAAAAAGCCCACCGTGCGGCGGGCGATTCTCCGAATTGACGCGGCGTTGCGTGTCTACCGCGCTGGCGCTTTGCGATTTGCGCCCTGAACGCCCTCCCACGGGGCGAATCGGCATGAAAAAGGCCCCTTGCGGGGCCAGGTGCATTTTTTGAGTTCCGCCACAGCCATGAGGCCGTCTAGCGCAATTGATCAATCAGCTAGGCGATGACCATGGCAATATCATCGTGATGAATCAGGTAAGTCAGCGGAGCGCCATCATCGAAATCCGAGTGATCGGCAGGCTCGAACTCGTACGCCTCTCCATCTTTCCAAATCTCAACGATGTTCCCAACAGTACCGTCCTTGAGCTTGATTCTGGAAAACATCTCGACTTCCATGCCATCACCCCTTCCGCCTTGCGACGTAAATTGTCGTTAACCTCATTTTATCCTTGTCGTGGTCTTTCATCCAGCCCACAACCACGCGCGCAGTCTTGCCGTTCTTTCCGACCATGACCATGTCCGTCGTGTAGCTATCGCCGTATTTTCCCGATTCCCTAAAAGCTGGCTCATGCTCGCCGACCCATCTGTAGACCTGGCCCATGATCTCTCCAGCGTCTTCTTCAGTGAATCCGAGGGCGTCGCGAAAAGCTATCGCTTTGTCCCTGCCTCGCTCGCTTTCCATGCACAGCGAATATCTTGTCAGCTTCGCCTCGGGAATCGTGAAGTTCTCCCGACCGCGCCATTCTCTGTGATACGACATCGGGTCGTATCCCTCAACGCCGTCCTTATCCCATGACGCGACAATGCGGCAGTCGCAGTTGTCGTGGTAGTGCCCAAACTCGCCAGCGGTCTTTTTCGAGTGGTACACGAAGCCCCTGCCAGCGAGCATCAGACAGAACTTGCACGTCTCGCCGCCGCTCGGCACGCGGGCGAATCTTGGCGAAAGGGGGTCGCGGGCGGCGTTTTCCATCATCGTCGTTCCGGCGGCGCGCTTTATCTCGTAGCCGACTCGCGACAGCACCAAGCGCTCGAATGCGTCGTAATCGCCGCCGTTCACCTTGTCAACGAACGCGCGTATCGCGCCCTCGGTAGCCGCTGGGTCTCGGTCCGCCGTAGTGATCGCTCCAAGCTTCTCGCCGACGGCCATCTCGCGCGACACGTCGAAGAAATCCGCCGCTGCCTGCCCCGCCGCCAAGCCGTAGCTGTCCAACACGGCATTCACCACGTCAATAACGGCGTCTCGGCACGCTGACACGTCGTTCCAATCAAGCTCCTTGAGCACGCGCAAGACTTTCGCCTTAGCGTCGGCGGAAATGCCGTTGATCTCCTTCGTCAGGTAGTCGAGCGCGGCGCGCGGAATCTGCGCCATGGCTTAGCCCTCCACCGTCTCTGAGGCGGTGGAGGCGGGCTTGGCCCCGCCCATGATGGCGAGCAGAGCGCGCTGGTTCTCCCCAGCCTTGAGTTGCGACGCGACGCTCTCCACCTCGCTCGGCGTGAAGCCCTGGCCGCGCAGGAACTCGCGCGTTTGCGCGAATCCGTCGAGGACGCCCGCGATCTTCACGTAGGCGTCGGCGGTGGAGGCGAGTGAGGGGCGCATCGGGTTCTTGAAATCGGGCATGACGGTCAGCTGCTTGTCGGAGAGCTGGTCGAGCGTCTTATTCTCAGCGACGGCCATGGCCATGAGCGCGACGTTCCGCATGCTCTCGCGGTTCGTCTCGATGCAGTCCTCCGCCGCCACGCAGATGTCCTCGCGCTGGGCCGCGATGGCCTCGGCGCTCGCGGGGTTGTCCTGCACGATGCCGAGCGAGTTGAGTGGGACGCCAGTGGCCCCGCTGAACAGCTTGGCGTATGTGGCGATGGAATCGATGTAGGGCTTCGGGCTCGCCGCTTGCAGGCGCTTGTAATCGGGGGCGTTGCCGTCGTTGTCGCGCGTCGCCATGAAGAGCGATGTGACCATGACGGAGAACTTGCTGCCGCTCATGGCCTTCAGCTGGTCCTCGGTCACCCCCGTCAGGATGTCCTTTGGTGTCGCATAGAGCGCGCCACTCACGGCCATGTAACGCAACGTGCGCTGCACCTCGTCAACGTAGTAGCGGACGGCGGGCGTGATACGCGACTGCCCGAAGGGCTTTGTACCCGTGGGGCGGAAGCAGAACGCCTCCATCATCGGGCGGTCGAGCGGCGTGGGATTGCTCACCGCGCTCCACTTGCCCGCGCTGTGCTGCGTGATCACCACTACGCGGTGCGGGAGGTGGAGGTTGACCTGCACCGGCACGGGCGTGGACGGGCTCCACTTGGTGCGGCGCGAGTCCGCGATGACGAAGCCCGCCGCGATGCGCTGCTCCGCCACGTCCCAGATGGCGGCGGCCGTCTCGGCGGTGTGCGTGCGGACCGCCACCGACTCGCCGATGCGCTGGACGGTGGCGAACATGCAGCCGTGGACGAGCTCGCTCGCGACATGGCGGTTGAAGTTGGCACTCAGGCCGTTCGCGCGCTCGATGCGCTCGAGCGTCGCGTCCTTGTAATCGCCCGCGAACGTGAATCCGCTCATGCGGACGCGCTCGGAGACGCTCGTGACCGCCTTCGCGGCCCAGTCGCAGCGGGTCGGGATGTCGACGGTCTCGGGGATGTTGTCGATGCCGATAGAGGGCGTCGGCTGCTTGCACTCGTAGTACTGCCCGAGCATGCGGTTCGTGCCCTGGTGCTTCTTGTAGACCTCCACCAGCTGCTCGAGCGCGGTCTTGGCCCCGGCGTCGAGGCCCGCAGCGTTGGTGATGTTTGCGAGTTCTACCATGCGATCAGCAGCTCCCGTCGTTGGTCTCTATTCGTTGTCATCGCGCCCCAATACGCGAGCGCGGCGGATTCGATGACGCATGCGTCCGCCGTGTCGGTGGACTCGAAGCCCCAGCCTCCGCCAGTGCCGATTCGGCGCTTGGCGCATTGGGCCGCGGCGTCGTTGAGCGGCCCTTGGTCGAAGTGCTCCAAGGCGCCCTCCCTCACGTCGTTGGCGATGCGCGAGAACGCCGAGACGGCGTCGGCGGTCTTGGGCCGCAGTATCTCGCGCGGGGACACGCCGCCCTCGTCGATGAGGCGGTCGTGGAGGTTCTGGGCGTTGCCCTGCCCGTCGATGACCATCAGCGCGACATCGTCCTTGCGCTCGGACAGCCAGCGGACGAGCCACGTGATGCCCTCCCCCATCGTGAAGTGCCGTATGACCTCCACGTAGCCGGGTCCGGTGTCCGGGCGGATTGCCACGGACAGGCACCCGGTCGCCCCGTCCGGCGAGAACTTGACGGCGAACACCTTCACGCCGTCCTGCGGGGGCGCGGCTGTCGCCGCCTTCGCCCACGCGGCGGCGCTGATGGGCATCTCGGCCTTGCCAATGGTCTCGGGGTACCAGCCGAGATGCTCCATCGCGAACTTCACGCGCGTCATCGACTTGGAATCTTTGAGCAGGGCGCTCTCGAGCAATTGGTATCCGAGCGAGGGGTTCGTCGCGAACCACAGGTCGCGGTCGCCCACGTCGTCCGGCAGCTCTGGGACTCCCCACTCGTGCATGCAGAAGCCGCGCTCGGGGGATTCGCGCACCATCTTGCGCAGGCGGGTGAAGACCTCGCCCGCGTTGACGCGCTTGGGGTCGGGCACCGTGCCCATGAGGATGGTCTGCGGCGAGCCGTGCGGCGCGGCCGAGTTGAGCGGCGACAGCGCGGCGTCCTGCTCGTCGGTGTAGTCCTGGGCCTCGTCCACGACCACGAGGTCGAACGTTCCGCCGCGCCCCATCTGCGTGGAGCTGCCGCGTGTTCGAAACTCGATGTGCGCGCCGTTGGTCAGGTCGAGGACCATCTGGTTCGCGCTCGTCGTGTACTTGTCGATGAGGCGGTTAAGCTCGGGGAACCTCGCGCGCGGGTCGTTCTTGCAGTCGCCGAACTTGGCGCGCAATCGGTCGAACGCCTTCTTCGCCGTCTGGTATTCCTGCGCGGTGTGCAGAATCCACTCGCCGCGCTTCACCAGGCCCCACGTCTCGCGCGGGTCGCACACGCCCGTCTTGCCGTTCTGGCGCGGGACCTCGAGGACGCACAGCGAGTTGAGCAGCCGCCCGTCATCGTCCAGCGCGAGCCAGTCGTTCAGGATGGACGCCTGCCACGGGTGCGGCGGCATGCCGTAGACGCGCGAGAGCTCCACCGCCTGCCTGCCCTCGGTGCGGTCGTAGCTGTCGCACCACGAGTAGGTCGGCGTCTGACAGCCGCGCCTAGCCATCGGCGCCGCCGTTCAGGATCTGGTCGAGCGGCGTCGCGCCCGTCTTCGCGGCCTCCGCGTCCTCGAGCGCCTTCAGGCGGTCGATGGCCTCGAACATGCCCGTGATGAGCGGCTTCATGTCGCGCCCTGATTCGGTCACGTCGATGACCTCGGCGTATTTCTTCACGGCGCGCCGCGTAACGGCAATCTCGCCGCCTTCCTCCCACGCCTCCACGAGCGAAGTGGAGGTGGAGGGAATCGACTTGGTGCGTCCCATGCGGCTCACCGCCTTATTCGTAGATGTGGATTTTGATGTCTAGGTGTGGAGCTGCTATGCCCCCGGGGTCAGGCCATGCCAATGGGGAGGGGGCTACCCCCTACCACCTGCGCGAGCACCTGACGCCCTCGGCACGCGCATCATCGACCGCCGTCTTCGCCCCCTTCGCCGCCGATCGCGCGAACAGCACGAACTCGGCGGGCGACCTCCACGCCCCGAACGCGGAGCGCGCGGCGGTCGCGATGGACTGCACGCGGCAGACAGGCTTGTCCCCACGCCACTGGTTGCAGCAGCGGTGAGCTGCGCGGACGTTGGCCGGGTCTATCGCGCTTCCGCCCTTGGAGATGGGGACGATCTCATCGAGTTCGAGCGCGTACGGATGGCGCGCGGGGTAGGTCGGCGAGATGGGCAGTCCGCACATCCAGCAGCGCTGGGGCTGCGACGCCATGCGCTTGCGGAGCGCGGAACGTGCGGAGTAGTTCGCGTAACGAGGGTTGCTCGACGGCACGCGGTCACCCCGCTTCGATTGTGATTGTGGAATGGGCGGCGGCGCGGGAAGGAGTCTGGAGGTGTCCATGCGTTGCACGAGAAAGGAGGAAAGAGCTTTGCGCACCCGCGCTTCGCCGCCACGTTATTTATATCGCGGATTGAGCCTGCAGCGGCCTGCATTAACCTGCAAATGACTGCGATGAGCTGCAGAAGTCTGCAGTCGCGGCAAAGAAAAAGCCCCGGGCGCGGGTGATTGCGCTCGGGGCGGTGAAATGCCGACGGGTTCGGCGATGATAATTATACGTTAGACCGTAGCTGCAAGCTTCGGTCTCCCTGACTTCGGCGCATATTCGATGCGGGCATCGACTGACGCCTTGGACACCATGCGCTTGGTGCCGTCCTTCCATGAGTCGAGCGAACCGGCGTTGATGAGCTGCGCGACGCGGGCCGTGCTGACGCCGAGCGCGCGTGCCGCCTCGGAAGCCGTCATGGCGGGTATATCGCCAAGCTCGCGCGAGACGGCGACGGCGATGATCCGGCCGCCATGCCCCGGCTTGTGACCGAAGTCCATCGGCGGCAACTCGCAGCGGCCCATGAGATGGTCGTCGACCGTCTCAGCCAGCCAATCGGCGGCGCTCTCGACCGCATCGTTCAGGTCATCGCCGAACGTGCCCTCTCCCCACCCGCCGCAAGGTACGGCGTCGATGTAACCGTTTGATGGGTAGAACTCGAACTCCCATACGTAGACCATGCCATCCTCCCTTTCTAAGGTGAATGCAGACGTTGGCCCCGAAGGGGGCGGGCGCTTACCGCAATCCCGCCGCCTTCAGAATCCTCTTGGCCGCCTCGTCTTCGATCTCCCTGTGGCGTTTCACCTTCACCGTCACGTCACCTCTCGTGAACTTCTCGTGCTTGGTACCGCCTCGGGATTCGTAGCCCGCGTCCAAAAGGAGCTTGACCAAAACCCGTCGTTGCATTTCACCTCCTCAATTGGCTTGTCTATATATTAGCATCTTCTAAGGGTTATTGGAAGTAATAATTAGATGTTTCTAAGTGTTTTAGAACAGCGCTGCCTGCCCGACGCCCTCGCGGGCGGCTGCGATGCCGACCAGCTCCACCCAATCTAGCGCGGCGTCGTGGTCCGCATGGGCCTGCCGTTCGGATATGCACATGGAGTTCGACAGCCTGCGCCAGTCCTCGTCCTCGCAGTAGCGCAGCTCCAGCACATCGCCCCAGCGGCTGCAGGGGTTCGCCGCGCGCATGCCCGAGCACACGGCGCGGGCGTCCTCCACGATCGCACGGAGCTCGTCGATCTCGGACGCGATGCGGGACTCGGCGTCCATGCGGGCGTCCGTCATGCGCATCACGTCGTGGCCACCTCCGTACGACTTGCCGATCGCGTCGTAGCGCTGGGCGCGGACGCCCTCGCGCGACCTCATGGCCTCCACGCGGGCGAGGCACCCGTCGATTCGGCGCTGCGCGGCCCGCGCGTTCTCGAAGTACTCCCGTGCCGTCATGTTCCTCCTTCACATGCTTCTAGCAGGTCTTTTATTATACGCCTGGTAAGTGGAACGCTTCAATTCACACATATGGGAAAGCCCGCGATGCAGAAGCACCACGGGCTGAAATCATTCTTGGATCACCCTCGCACCGCAGTTCGGGCAGAATTTAGGAATCCTAACAGGTTTAATGGCGACCCTCTCGCCAAGTCCCGGCAGCAGTTGGCGGTGCTGCTCAGATCCGAACACGTAGCCGCATGATGAGCAGGATTTGGTATGCATGTCCTGCGTCTGGCTGAGTGCCCGCATCTCTGTCACCACTCGGCACGTCCGCTCCGGCTCCGGCTCTATGAGGTCGGCGAGCCGAAGCATCATCTGGTCCCAGCGCAGAATCTCGTTGTCGGAATCGATGACGTCGGCCCCGTAGTGCGCGAACTCATGCGCGTCCATCTGAGGGCCGAGCCTTTTCACTTGACGGCGCAATCCGTCCGCCACCTCGCGGCGCTCGTCGTTAGTCGGCATGCTCGATTCTCCTTCCGCAATAGGGGCAGAAGGTGAAATCGTCCGCCCACACCTGCTCCCATGATTTGCCGCATTTGGAGCACTCGTAGACCTTGACGGTCCCGCGCGTCCTCACGGTGTCGGTCAGCTCGGCCTCGCACGTCTCGTCGGTCGGGTCGATGAGGTCGGCGAGCTTTTCGAGGACAACGTAGAAGTCGTGGTAGTCCTCGAAGCCGACCACCACCTCGGCAAGCTCGTCGAAGAACTGCTCCTTGTACTGGATGGAGCGGCCGATGGTCAGGTTTCGCAGATTCTCCGCGACCTCGCGGCGCTCTTTGTCAGTCGGCATCGCGCTCACCATCCTCTTTACGCCACCAGGCGCACTTCTCGTACGTCAGCCCGATCTCTCCCATCAGGAATGCCTTGTGCACATCCGTGATGGCCTCGTACAGGGCGTCCGCCACCGCGCAGTAGTCCCCGCGCGCGAGCAGGAGGCTTGCGCGGTTGATCTCATCGAACGCCTTCTCTCGGTATATGCGGCAATCGGCCTTGTACGCCCTCGCCGCGCTCCGCATCGCAAGGTCACTCATCGCACTCACCGTCCCTTCGGTTCCACGAGGAGACGGCGTTCTCCCGCTTCAGCAGGACTTCCGGCCCCGTGGCGCCGCACTGCCCGCAATACACGTGCCACGTCGGGATGGAGCCGTCCGGCTCGCCGTTGACGTAGCGGTCGATGCCCCCGGCATCCTCAATGGAGAGGTTTCGAGAGCGCCCGCAGAACGGGCAGGGTTTAAGCTTTGCCATCTTCGCCACCGATGCCGTCGAAGATGATGTCCATCTTCTTGCACGCCTCGCGGAAGGGCTTGCGGCGGGTGATTGAGTCGTAGACGCGCTTCACCGCCATGTCGACGATCTCGTCGGCCTTCTCGTCGATGATCGCGCCGACCCTCTTCGCGACCTCCTTGTCGATGATGCCGCGCCAATCGACCTCCCCTTTGCTGTAGTCAGCCGCCTCGCGCAGCTTCTTGGCGGTGTCGTTCATTTGTTCCTCTCCTTCTGCCTGCGGCGCATCTCCGCAGATTGGCATTTCTTCGAGCAGTAGATCTTCGTCGGATGGCGCGTCTTGAAGACCGCCCCGCACACGGGGCACGTCACCGTACGCTCGTTCCTGTAGTACTTGGGCGCACGAAGCCCGCTGTCCAGGCAGTCGCGGCACGTCCTCTGCGTGTACTTTCCAGAGGAAGGCGCATAATCGGGCGTGAACTCGCGCCCGCAGACGGCGCACATGCGCGGGCGGTTGAGCGCGTCGGTGATGCCCATCTTGAGCTTCACGACGGCCACGGCCGCCATGAGCGTCTCTGCGTCGTGCCATTCGCAACTGCCCGAGTTGAGCTGACCGACGCACGAGCGCGGAACGGCCACGAGGTTCGCGGGGTCGAAGTTGCGCTTGTCACCGTCGGCGAACATCACGACGTGATCGGGCGGCACAGGCTCGCCGTGTGCCTGCTCCCAGACCCATCGCTGCTTCATCATCCAGTTGTCCTTGGATTGCGGGCAGTCTGGCAGGTCGCGGACCTTGACCTTTATGTAGCCCTTCATCTCGACCTCGGACCCGACGGGGACCGAGTGCCAGTTGTGGGCGGTGCGGTTGCCGCGCCTCCGCTGCATCCCGTACTCGGCCCTGAAAAGGCTCACCTGCGTCCTGCTTATCGGCGTTCCGAACTCGCGCTCGAAGTCCTCGCAGACCTCCGCGATTGG